CCCTATGGGTGTTAAAGGTACCCAAGAAGTTTTAGCAACAGCGGAAGAGCTTGAGTTAGTAGACCTAGCCAAATCTGCCGGTGTTAACGGATCAAAAACAATGCAGGAGAACTTAAACGCTCTAAACTCCTACATGACTTCTCTAGATAATAATCTGATTAAACTGCTACGTAGAAACGAAAGCAAAACTAACTGGGCAGAACTGGATGTTAGAGTAAAGCAAAACGTTAAGGCTCAGTTCGATGCTATAGTAGAATCTAATCCGTCACTGTTTGCGTCTAAGGGCGCTAGGCAAGAAATAAATAAACTGTACTCTGAGTTTATGTCTATATTAAATGAGCAGGGAGGAACTCTAGAGGGTCTTCTAGTCGCTCGTAGAATGTTTGACGACAGAGTTAAACGCATGGGTATATCGTTAGACGGTAGCAAACTAAATGCTAAGTCTCTTTCGGCTAGGGCTGTTAGAGAAGGTGTAAACGATACTTTCTTAGCCTTTGCTCCAGAAGGGCGTACAATGCTAGAAAGAATGTCTAAGCTATACGGTGTTCTAGACACCGTTACGCAAAAGGCAGCTAAAGAGTCTAAAACGGCGTTTGGTCGTTATATTTCTGACTTAGGTTTAGATAGTCTAGTGGGTGACACAGCGGCCAGTAAAGTAATAAACGCAGGTTACGTCTTAGGCGCGTCGGTAGCTGCTTCTCCGTACTACGTATTTAAAAAAATGATGTTAAAACCTACGCCAGCGAAGGGTCGGGCTAAGGTTGCTTACGTTCTTAGAGACATAAAAAGGGAAATTTCTAAAGGTTTAGACGCTATTAAAGACCCTGTTAAAAAACAATCATTTCTTAAAGACCGTAAAACAGTGTACGCTGCTCTAGAGGCTGCTGCAAAGCAATACTCAGAGGAAACTGAAGAAGAGCAGAAAAATGTCCGGTGATTGGTCATCAAAGGTTTCACGTAACTACGACCAAAGAGAGCTACGCAAATCTTCTCAGGCTCAGCGTAAGAGAGTATCATCTAAGGGAGCCGATGAAAGGCAAGGAAGCCTAGCTGTATTAGGGGAGGTTATAGGGCTTCCTCAAGCAGCCCTTAAGGAGACTATAGGGGTAGGAGAGAACTGGGTAGACAAACCTATAATGGTTCCTCGAAATAGCGTCACTGGTGTAAATTTCTCTGATCCGGGACAACAACTTCCTGATAAAGATGTTGCTCCGGGTGTAAACCTAGCACTAGACATGGTAGTAGATCCTTTAAACCTTGTAGGCGCTGGTGTTTTTTCTAGAGGTTATAAACTGGCTAACGAAGCCGCAGAAGCTGCAATAACTAAGTTTGGCCCTGACGCGGGAAAAGGAAGTATGTTGTCTTCTTTATCAAACTACATACCTAACCATTACGGCCCTACAGACGTAGCTGAAGAGGTGGGCAGTCTAGACAACCTTCTGACTGGTCTTATGCCTAACACTTTTAAAACGGCTAAAGATGCTCAAGCAGCGTTATCTAAGCCTATTGGTTTTGCAAAGTGGAGTTTTGAAGGATTAAAGAACGCTGTTATGGATTCTTTAGATCCAAAAGCAAGAGCCTTGTATAAATCAAAAGGTATTACTCCCGGAAGTCAGCGTTACGTTGCTAGGGCTTTAGCGGACAATGAAATACACAAGGCTGCGGCTCAGGTACAGTATGCTTCCCATATTCCTCAGCAGTCTGGTCGCGTAGGGGACACCGCAGCATCTGTAGAAAACATAATGCAAAAATCAGGGGTTTCTGATTATTTTATGTACGTTCCCGGAAGCTACAAGGAGTCTATCAAGGCTAATAAACTAAAACCTACTCAAAACGGTAAAACTACTCCTATATCAGACAACGACTTAGGCATTATAGAAAATCACTTTGGTAGGGTTTGGAAAGCTTCAGACTCTAGAGGGAACCAAGTACCTTTTAACGAGTCCGAAAGTCCTATACTTTTTATTAAAGCGCCGGGCAACGGGACAAAGACAGGTGACCACTACAACGACCTTGTTAACTCTGGGTGGATATCAGATATGTCTAAGGTTTTTCAAAAGACTAACGGAAAACCTACTGTAGAGCAGTTATGGACACAGATGTCTAAAAACAAAAAAATAAAACTGTCTAGCGATAGCAATACTTTAGAAAAGGCGAGAAAAAACGGAATATGGCTTACTGGGTCAAAAAAAGGTCGGGCGTACACAGAAGGAGGTATAAACTTCATGGTTAACGTAAAGCCCAACGGTAACGTTATTATGGTTATGTCTGACGAGCATAACTTTGCTGAAAGCATAGCAGAGAAAGGTGATGATTTAGTACGCAAAATGACTAGGGGTAAAAAAGAGACGGGAGCAAATTTAGTGGATCAAATGCAGAGGGCTCTGCCTAACAGACTCGTCGCTGTAACTCCACCTATGCAAGCAAACATATTCAACCTAAGACCTAGACAGTTTCCGGGAATGGGTACAAAAGAGATTAAAAACGCAACTACAGGTAAAGGCGCTGTAAGTAAAAATGACTTAGAAGCGTTTGTAAACGAGGCTCCAAGTAAAGAAGCTGTGGATATAGAAACTAAAGCTAATTTAGGAAGAATGCAGCAAGGTCTTGGGGCGGGTATGCTAATAGGTAACGCTTCAAGGGATAGATAAAAGGAGAAGAAAATGAAAGACCAAACAGTAGAATACATGTCAATGGATCACTACATGAAGTCAGATAAAGAGAAGCAGCGGTCTATCAGGATGGCAGAAATGGGGATGCAAACGTGCGCTACCCCCAGTAAAAGTAACGAAGAGATCCAAGAACGTGAACAAAAGATGCGAGAAGGTTACGGATACTATATGTAGAAAGGGAGCCGAAGCTCCCCTTTAGTTTACTTTATATCTCGCAAGCGCCTCCTACGCAAGCCAGTGTCTGAGCACCTTCTGTTTTATCTTCGTGCTCTACGATGTCCCAGTCTATAACCGTGGGTATGTCCTTCACTAGCTTGTCATAGGTGGCCCTGTCGATCTCCTCGTAGGGTGCCTGTTGATACGTATGCTCAGAGTACGGCAGGAAGCTAATACCAGATACGTCGTCAAAATTATTATATAGCCACTGCCCTACTTCCATGAACTCAGAGTCCTTGTAATAGACGGTGATGCTCGGCTTGTGCTCGCACCAGTGATCCTGATATATCTTCCACAGGCGTAGCTGTTCCATAGCACCCACCTCAGAAGTACACACAGCGCCCTCTGGAGCCTTTTGAACGAAGCTGAATACTTTGGTATTGGGTGACATCACATCGTTCTCTACGGGCACACCAGCGGCTTCTAAGACACCGCACAGAGGGTCATCAGCAGAACCTCTTACTCGTCTTATGTATTGCTTTGCGAAGCGAGGGTGTATTCCCGAAGCAGAATCAACAAGCTGACTGACAGTACCACTGGGCTTAACAGCAGTAACAGCAGTAGAAGGGTTAATCCCAAGCTTTTTAGCCCACTCTTTATTAGTCTGTATAGCCTCATCGCGCATCTCTGTAAGCCATTTTTTAAGCTGCTTCTCATCTTTAGCTCCTGATAAAACTGGGTGATCCATAATCCCTGTGAGAGACACGCCTAATAGAGCTTCCTCTTCAGTGTTTTGTTTCCAGATCTTACGCAAGTAACGGAAGTCTGTTAGTGTTGCTTGGAGCGTTCCCAAGATCGCAGCAACTCGTACTTTCCGCTTGAGATCCTTCAGCGTATCTTCTGGTCTAACAACAACTTCAGACAGATTACAAAACTGATAGGGACGTAAGATAATCTCGCTGCACGGGTTAGTACCGAAGTCCCAGTCTGCATCTCGGCGCCCGTTCTTTGCAGCTTGCTTCTGACTAGCAACACGACTAAACATTCCGCGTTCGCCTGAGAAAGATTCGTACAGGCTCTTCCACTCGTTTAAAAACGCAGCGAAATCAGGCTTCTCTGTGTAACACGCTGAGTTATTTGCTAGCCCCCGCTGCGGGTTGTCTATCCACCACTGTCCTGTCTTAGCTCGTCGGATTCGATCATCGGTAAGGTTACTAAGACTGATGAGTGCGCTTCGTCGTACTCCTCCAACAACGACGACCTGCGCAATCTTACAGCATATATCGTGACATTCGATGGAACTAAGCTTTCGTCCATAAGCTGCGAGAAAGACTTCAACGGTGAATTTGAACAAATCTTCAAGAGGTTCTGGGCCAGACGCTCTGCCGCCAAAGGTTCTGAGCGCGGCACCAGCAGGTCGTACTCCGCTTGTATCCCACTTTGGCACTTGACCCGAATAGAGCATGGCAATAAGCTCTCGGTATGCTTTAGCCCATCCAATTTTACTGTCCGCGACATGTATAACACTTTCGGTTTCATGGAAGTGCTCCGCTATCTCTGGTAATTTAGAAATGTATTGGCGTTCGACGCTGAAGCCAACGCCGGTTCCGCACATAAGCACGTACATCATTTCATCAAACGCTTTGGGGTGGTCTATCGGTAGGTAAGAGCAGTTGAACCCTGCAACGTTATCCCGGTCGAGTGCTGAACCCGCTGTCATTAACGCTCTCATTGAAGGCATGACCTCCAAATTCGTGATGGCCTCATTGACAACAGCTACATCCTCACCCTTCAAAGCTCCACGGTCAATCCAGAACTGCACATATCTATTAACCGTCTCTTCCCATGTCTCCCTCCGCTGCTCTTCTGGTAGGTATCGTGCGTAACGTGATTTTGCTATATATTGTTGATAGGCGTCCATCTATTCTCCTCCTCCTAGTATACTTTCCATGATGCTGTCTTTCCCCATCGAGAGAAGCATGTATGCGCCATCAGGGTAGTTAACAGTTGAGGCCACAGCTAGTGCTTCACCCTCTACAAAAGTCACCACCACAGCCTGTATATCAGCACCCTCTGCCTCTTCCTCTGCGCAGTGAGCAGCTAACAGTTGAAACATCTCAGAGGCTTTGCTCTCGTTATCTGTTGGCTTACCGAAGTTACCTTCAACGACCTTCATTATTTATTCCTCGTTTTTATCATGCAGTCTGCTTGTTCTCCGTATAAGTTTAATCCATAGTATCGCATAGGTCTTCCCCCAGCTTAATTAAAAGCTTTTCCGCGTCTTCGTATGCCCCTGTTTTGAGTTCTCCTTCGATGGCGTCCAACAAAACATGTCTTGCGTATGCCCCTGATTTCTGTTTACTAATGAGATAATTTATATTGTCTAGGCAGATAAATACTGCTCTGAGGGTATCTTCTAGTTTTCGTTTCTTCATAAGTTCTCCTCGATCAGCTTCTCAAGATACCAGCGACATTTACGGAGGTCTTCAACTGGTTTGCCTTTGTATTCGTACCGCCATAAATACTTCATGCAGTTACCTTTGAGATAACCTTTGAACTCTTGCGGGTGCATAGATGCTTTGATTGCTTCTATGGCCTCTATTGAGCCAGTGTTGTAGTGATCCGGTCGTGCGACGGCATCGAACTGTTTTTCTTTTACAGGCTCTTCAATAACTAAATCAGAGGGGTGAACCGTAAAAGCAGATGTTGCGGCGTCCCATTCTTCTGGCGTAGCGTCATCTATTGAATTACCAAATTTAGAAGTCATCGATATCTTCCTCCAAGCCGTTAAACTTTTCTATGTTATTCTTTATTCGATCAGCAAAAGCTATAACAATATCCTCTGAGTTTATTTCCAGCACTTCCAGTAACGTAATCTCGTCGATGTTGTTACTGATAAGTTCTAGCATTTCATCAAATGTTCTAGGCATACCGCCTCCGAAGATACGTCATGCTTATAGGCATCTCGTCAAACGCACCGTCCTTTACTTCGTTAAACATCCAGAGTCCTGACCAAGATCCGTTTGTCTGAGGAT